CCTGATCAAGGCGGTCCGCGAGCACGCCGTGGCGAACTACAACACCGGCGCGTGGGACATCATCGTGGAGGCCTACACCGACTCGGAGCTGGTGGAGCTGGTGCGCCGCTGCCAGACCACCGCCGGAGCGATCCGCAAGGTCGCCAAGGTCGTGGAGCAGTACCGGGCGCGGCGCGCCCCGCACGATGCCGAGATCGCGGCGGCCACCGAGCCCCGCCGGTGCACGGCGACCGACGAGTGCGACGAGTGCCTGGGCGGCTCGATCTGTGCCGACAGGTGTGCCCACTGCAACGGCACCAGCAGCTACCCGTGCAACAAGCACGACACCCCCCGCGACCGGTTCGCGGAGGGCACCCACCCGGACGGCTCGGTCGTCCGCTGGCACCACAACGCGGACTCGGGCGACTCGTGGGCGCGCCGCACCTGGCCGGGCAAGCTCGGCGAGGGCAGCATCGAGTACCGCGATTTCGAGGCCGGGTCGGAGCTAACCGAGGTCTACCGGCCCGGATGGCGTGGGTTCGACATCTGGTCGGCCAACTACTGCGACCACAGCGCGCCCCAGGACGAGATCTGCTGGAGCCCCCGCTGCAACCGCCCGGACTGCTGCCCGTTCTGATCCGCCAGCGGCCCCCGGCTCATCCCGGGGGCCGCACTCTGTGTGCCACCCGGCTTGACACAAGGCGTGTCAACATGGTAGACTGGTATTTCAAGCGCGGGGCCCCCCGCCTACACCGGAGGAGATCGAGATGAGCGAGCAGACCAGCACCCGAGGCCAGCAGGCGCAGATGTGGATCGTGGCCGCCGACGACCAGCGGGTCACCGGCGAGTCCGGCGCGCGGCTGGCGCTGGCGGAGGCGTTCGGCCTCAGCGAGTACACCGAGCCGATCGAGCAGGGCCCCGAGTTCGGCCTGTGGATCGTGTGGGTGCCCGCGCCGGTGGCCCAGCTCTACACCGAGAACGGCGGCTACTGGGACTGCCTGACCTTCAGCGAGTTCAACCTGGAGATCGAGGCGCTGATCGAGCCCGCAACCGAGCCGGAGCCGTCCGAGGACGAGACCCGCGAGGGCTACAACACGGTCATCCTGGAGGAGGCCCTGTCGTTCCAGACCGAGAACGGCAGCGAGCCGGACATCGAGCTGGACGCGCAGATCCGGATCGTCCGGGCCGCCTGGGCCGCCGGTGACAAAGCCGCGATCGACCACGCGGTCGACCACCTGCGGGGGATGCTGGAGATCAGCTACACGGACGCCAGCGACCTGGACGCGTCGACCGAGCTGATCGGCGCTCCGGCCCCCCGGGGCGTGGCCCCGGTCGCCCTGCCGGGCGCGGCGAACGAGACCTTCCACATCGGCTTCACCTGGACGCGCGTGCAGATCGACGCGATCTACGCGGCGCTGCAGGCGATCAACAACTACTCGCTGAACCGAACCGAAACCCGCGCGGTCGAGATCCTGCTCGGCGCGATCCCCCCGGCCGCGTTCGAGAACGAGGGCCAGTACTGATCCCCCCGGGGCCCGGCCAGCCGGTCGGGCCCCCCTCCGTCCCGGAAGGACACCAGACATGAGCTACACCTTCCCCCGCGCGGCCCTGACCGAGGCCATCAATGCGGCCTATCTGGACTCCGACGCCCGCACACGCGACAGCTACGACGGCCGGGGCAGCTATGGCCGCTCGGCGTTCGGGGTGGTCGTGCCGACGATGCAGGACGCGCTGCGGCTGGTCGCCGCCATGGGCGCGGTCTGCGGCGCGGCGCTGGAGGCCGACGACGAGAGCGACTGGCTCGGCCTGCTGGAGCAGATGATGACGGACGCCCACATGGACAACATGGGGCACGACATGATCCTGTACTTCAACGGCTGGCAGCTCACCGACTGACCGCAGGCGGGGGCCCCGTGTCACTTGAGTTGACACACGCCGTGTCGACGTGGTAGAATGGAACCTGAACGCGGGGCCCCCGCCCTGCCCACTCCCCCCGGAGGCCGGAATGAACAAGCTCCCCACCACCAAGGGCGTCCAGATCGACGTGCAGACCACGTCGGGCTACCGAGTCACCGACCCGGCGCTGATCACGATGATCGTCCAGGACCTGGTCGGCGACGCCACGTTCGACGTGGAGCTGGAGGACGACGGCTGCAACGGCTGGCTGGCGACCGTCCCCGCCGAGTGGTACGGCGAGGCGTCCGAGGAGGGCAGCTTCCTGCTGACCCACAGCGGCGGCTACATCTTCGAGATCCCCATGGCATGACCCGCCCCGGGCCCCCGCCGGTCGGTGGGGGCCCGCCCTTCTCCCGAGGAGCCCGCAATGTCCAAGCGCGAGATCGAATACGAGATCTACAAGGTCTGCACCGGCCATGGCCCGCGCGCCATCTGCCCGCACACCGAAGGCGTCGAGATCTACGTCGACTACTGCGTCGAGCTGGAGACCGCCGACCGGGTGGCCCAGCGGGTGCTGGACAACAACCGCCCCGGGCGGTGCCAGATGCGCCCCGAGGTCTACCTGGTCAACAAGGCGTTTGTCAAGATCAACCCCCAGACTGGAGAGCCGAAATGAGCATCCACTACACCACCGTCACAATCACCCTCTCGCTGCCGCGCCCCCTGCGCGAAACCATCGCCCGAGTAACCGACGGGCTGGCCCGCCGGGGCAACGGCATGTCGAAGCATGCGGCGTCCGCCGTCGAGAAGCTGCTGTCGCCGTGCGACCTAGTAGAGCTGACCTACCTGGAGGCGGTGTCGATCACGGCCCAGTGCCAGGGTGAGGACAACCGGATCGAGCGGGCGCGCGAGCGGGGCGAGCTGACCGCCCGCCAGCAGTCGACCGCCGCCGCCATCAAGCTGATGCTGGCCCAGGCCGAGCCGCAGACGCGGGCGGCGATCGGCCAGATCCGGATGGGCGAGCCGCTGGGGTACCGGCCCCCGCGCAAGATCGGCCTCCACCGCGCCGAGTAGACCGCACGGCAAAGTGGCCTCCCGCCCATCGGGAGGCCACAGCCATATCCGGGGTGCTCTCTCACCCCAGGGGGCCCAGCGACGAGCCCCCCCGGACGCGCGGGGCCCGCGAGACGAACGGCAGACGGCCACCCACCGGACGCGGCGGCCGGGCCAGTGGGCCCATATTGGTCGCAGGCATCTCGCCGACAGCCACCCGGGCAATCTGCGCCTCGCGCCGCAGCTGCTCCAGCCAGAACGCCATCACCACCGCGTCGCCCCGGTCCGGCGACCGGCCCAGCCGCTCGACGACCTTGTCCTTCTTCTCGACCGCGATCCGGGGCGGGACGCCGTCCTTGATCTCCCAGGTCGGCACGGTCAGATCCGACACCATCAGGTCGTCGTCCGGCAGCATCATCACGCTGTCGTAGGACGGGTCGAGCAGCTCCCGCATGTGCCAGTAGGCGGCCGACCTGGTGTTGACGAAGCCGTACTCGCCGGACCGGTCCATGAAGACGGTCTTGGCCGACCCGGTGTATGGCACCACGGGCAGCTTCAGCTCGTTCAACCTGTCGTAGACCCCGGCACCCACGCCGATGGTGTCGACCACGCCGGACACCCGGGGGACCTTCTCGCCGTCCTCGTCGGTCTCCCACGCCAGCAGCGGGCGCACCCTGTTGGCGGTCTGCATCGTGTCTTCGCGGTTGTGCGGCTCAAGGTGGGTCACCAGGTAGCCGGTACGGTGGGCCAGGATGGTGGAGTCCGCACCGGAGCGCGCCACGTCGACCGCCTTGACGATCGGGAGCAGCCCCAGGTCGGGCCGTCCCGCCTCGTCCCACAGTCGCCACCGCTCGATGGCCGCCTCAACCCAGCTCAGCGGGATCAGACTGTCCTCTTCGGCCGTGTGGAACTCACCCAGTACGCGGTTGGCGAACAGGGCCGAGTCCTCGCCCCACTGCCTGCGCCGCTGGTTGACCCACTCGATGCTGATCCGGCCAGCGGCGATCGCCTCTTCGACCTTGACATGCCGGACCCACCAGTCCTCCAGGCCCGGCTTGCGCTTGTGGATCTCGTAGAACCGCCCCGCTGGGGGCCCCGGGGTGGAGATCGCGAACGCCAGCGCCTCCGGGTAGCCCTCCATCCGGCCACCGGAGAACGCGCCCTCGATCGCGTCCCAGGTCGGGTCCGGCACGATCTTGGCCTCGTCGATCAGGTACAGCAGGGAGTCCGCGTGCGCACCCTCGATCTTCTCCGGCTGGTTGCTGGCCACCGCGCTGGCTGCGCCGTAGCCCTGCTTCAGGTTGAGGTCCAGCAGCTCGGTGCGGTCGCTGTACGGGGGCCGCCCGAGCAGGTCCCAGCGGATGCGGCGCGACCACTTGTGGATCTCCGGCCACAGGTACACGGTCAGGTGCCGCCACGCGCTGGCGGTGGTCAGCACCTTCCAGTCCAGCCCCGCCTGCTCGCGGGTGATCGCGAACCAGAGCACCACCATCGCGGCCATGCCCGTCTTGCCCAGGCCGTGGGGCCCGCGTACCGCGACCCGCTTGTGGGTGGGCAGCTTGGACACGACCTCGGCCTGGTAGTCGGTCAGGCCCTCGTCGTCCTCCCAGTCGAAGTGGCGGTCGATCCACCCGGCGGGGTCGTTCAGCCACCGGCGCGCCTCGGTGGCCTGGCGGTCCCGCTCGGTTACCTTCAGCTCCCGGGCGCGCCGGAGCTGGGCGAGCTGGCGGCGCAGCATGTCGGCGGCCTCGTCATAGCCGGACCCTTCGACCCAGTCGTTGCCGATGAACTGCTGCTCAGTCACCGACCACCTCGCCATCGACGACCCGCTGGCCGCCCTCCATCCGGGCCAGCTCGGCGGTGAGCCGCTCGATCTCGGCGTCGAGCTGGTCGATGGTGATGACAGTCTGCTCGGTCTTGACAGGGGCGTGCAGCCCCTGGTACTTGGCGCGCTGGTCGGAGATCTTGACCGCGATCGCGATCGACTTCGGGTCACCGGCGTCGATCCCGGGCTGGAGCTTGGTAAGGTAGCTGTCGAGCCGGTCCAGCTCCAGCGCCTTGGCCTGCTCCGCCTTGGCCTGGGTCAGGCTGTTGAAGACGGCGGCCAGGTGCCGCTGCACGGTCTCCAGCGCCACGCCCAGGTTGCGGGCGATGTCGCGGGGGGCGTAGCCCTCCAGCCGCATGGTGATGATCCGGTGGCGCAGCTCGGCGATGCGCGAGGGGTCGCCCTTGTCGGCGGTGCGGGCACGTCGGCTGGCGTCCTCATAGATCTGCAGATCGGTGCCGCCCAGCTCGTGGCCGTTGGCACGCAGCCAGGCCATATCCTTGCTGACGGTGGCGTTGGACACCGCCAGCACGGTGGCGATGTCGGCCACGGAGTTTCCGGCGCGCCGCAGCCGCAGCACGTCCATGCGGCGCTGGTGCAGGGCGTCGAGCGGGTCGGGGGTGTCCATGGCCCCAGTAAAACATCGACACACGGCGGGCAGCCAGATCGGCCCGCTGACGTGATATACGCCGCACCCCCCGCCGGTGGTGCTGGCGGGGGGTGCGTTTCGGTGCGTCAGCCCAGGAACTGCTCTCGTTCGGCAACGTCGATCAGGGCGCGGAGGGCGTCGTAGATGCTGACGTTCTCGTCTCGCATCAGGTCGGCCACCCACAGCCGCTGGAGGGTGTACGGGTCGACCATCTCCAGGTCGCAGTACCCGCCCATCTCGACCGCCGCGATCGGCTTGCCGTCGCCGTCCTGGATGGCCACCCCGGCGAACGCACCCCACGTGTAGCTCTCGGCGGTGGGGTAGCACAGGGTCTTGTCGGCGCTGCCGTGCCGGATGCTCCAGCCCTCGCCCTGTCGGGGCAGCGGGCGGGGCTCGTCGGTGGCCGGGCGGGCGTCCCGTGCGTCCTTGACGGCCTGGACGGCCTCGGCAGGGGTGGGCTCGGTCGCCGGAACCTCGTGGTCGGCGGCGGCCTGGTCCCAGCTCGTGGGCCTGTTGTCGCTGTTCATTTTTCATCTCCCGGGGGTCCGGGCGCGGGGGCGGGTCCCCCCGCACCGAAGACCCCATCATATCATCCCGACACGCGACGTGTCAACTCGTGTGCCGGGGCCGCCCGAGGACCGTCGGCTCCCCCTGCGAGGCGCAGCGGCAGGGCTTGGCGGGCCGGGGCGGCGGGGCCAGCCGGTCGGCCATCGCGCGCAACCACGCAGCCACCACGTCCGGCGTACCGGCCACCTCCTGCTGCTCCGTCTGTCCGGCCGCAGGGTCCACGCGGGAGAACGAGACCTTGACCAGCGGCTCAGCCGGGGTGGCCAGGGCCTCGACCGAGGGGCAGCGGGCACAGCGGATGTCCGTGGGGTGCCGGACCTGGTCGGGCCCCCGGCCGTGGACAACCAGGCCGTTACTGATCTCGATGTCTTCCATCAGACGTACTGCCCCACCTTCGCGGTCTCCGGCGTCGCCTGCTGTTCCGCCGTGTGCGCCTGCCGCAGGGTCGCGATCGCCAGGTCGGCCAGCTCCCGCACTCCCGTCTCGCCGGACTCCAGCTCCACCGACGTTGCGCCCACGGCCACCTTCACTGTTGGCATTCCACACCTTCCTCGCTTCTCGGATCGCGTGCTGACCCGCCACGTCCAGGAACGGACGCCACGGGGTCACGCCCCAGTTGATGAGCTTGCGCTCGGTATCGCGGTGCACCGCCGCCAACAACACCTTGGCCGGAACCTGGTGCACCTCCTGCAGCACGTCCAGGGCATTGACCCCCCACACGCTGATCGCGTACAGCAGCGCCCCTGTGGTGACGTCGGAGCGCCTCCACCTGCGACCTTGGCGACGAATCGACATCACCATGCGACCAGCTCCGGCGCGTACTCCGCCAGCCACGCCTCGGTGACCAGCTCCCGCTCCTGCCAGGTGATCTTCAAGGTCGGGATATGGGCCAGCTCGGCGCGCCTGATGCAGTCGCGGGTGCCGGAGCTGCCGTTGCGCCAGAACGCGACACACACCCGCGCCCCCAGGTCGACCATCTCCTGGTTGCGCCGATGCCCAGCGAACGGGCACCACTCGCGGCCGTCCCTGACCTGCCGGTGGCCGGGCCGACACTCGGGCGTGCAGGGGGCGCTCCAGTACGCCGGATGTGCCTCCTGCGCCACCGGCCAGCCGGTGCGGCTGCGGGTCTTGACCCAGGCGGCGGCCAGGTCGTCGCCGCCCCGGGCGGCCTTCCCGTGCACCACGGTCAGCCGTGCGTGCTTGCTGTGGGCCTGCCGGGTGTAGTAGGCCAGCACGTGGTCGATGCTGTCCAGGTGGGTCCAGTCGCGCGAGCCCGTGACCAGCAGCCGCATCATTCGCTGTACCTCGCTCCCAGATCGTTGCGCAGCTTCTGGAACGCGGCCTCCCGCTGGCGGGCGGCCGACCAGCGCAGCCAGTTACGCCCGTAGACGAACCCGTAGGCCAGAGCCGACAGGATGAAGCCCCACTGCGAGGTCGCCACGGCATACGCGACCCACAGGCCCTGGGCGGCCAGGCCCAGGGCCCACCCGAGGCGGTTGTTCGACCCGGCCAGCCACAGCCCGGTGATCCCGACGGCGGCCAGCCCCACACTCCACCACCAGGTCACGCGGCACGCTCCCGGTGCCGCCGGATGACCTCGACGTCGGCCACCAGGCCCCCGGCGTCACGCCAGGCGCGCCAGGCCTCGCTGTCGGCCTTGAACTGCTCGGGCGAGTTGACCCGGCGGTACTGTTCGTCGTCGGGGCCCTTGCCGATGCTCGGATGCATGTGCTCGATCACCACGTCGTCCAGGTAGGTCAGCTGGCCCAGCGCGCGGCCCAGCTCCAGCCAGTAGTTGTCGACGTACAGGTGGGCCAGCTCCGGCGGGGCGACCCGGTCCAGGGCCCGCACGATGTCGGCGTTGATCACCACGGCGGTGGGCAGCTTGCGGCCCATATTGAGGTCGTTGCCGTAGGCGATGCCGTCCCCGGCGGCCTCCATCAGCCGGGTGTCCCACCGGGGGGTCCGGGGGCGGTGGTCGTCGCCCATGAACCCGATGTGGGTGAGGGGGCGCGGCTGTCCCTGGGCCCGCAGCAGGTGCCGGGCCCAGTAGTTCAGGGTGCCGACCATCCCCCGGTGGGTGCCGTTGAACAGCTTGACCGTGTGCTCGCGCGCTGGCAGCTGCTCGTATTCCTCGGTCTGCTCGTGCTCGCCGTCGATCGCCATGCAGATGGTGGTCAGGTTACGCACGTCCATGTTGCGGGTGGCCTCGTAGGCTGCCGCGCGGGCCGCCTCGGGGCGGCTGCGGGTCGGCATGATCATTGCCATGCGCATGTCAACGACCTCCGGTCTTGTCGGCCAGGCTCTGACCGCCGCCGATGTGCCGGAACACCCCGGGGGCGTGCTGGGCAACCCGGCGGTCCAGCCCCTCCCGGTGGGCGTTCTTGATCGCGGCACGCTCGCTGTCGGCCGGGAAGACGCTGGGGATATCGGCCACCCGGACCAACGACGGGTTGAAGGTCCAGTGCGCGGGCGAGTGCAGATAGGTAGCCTGGGGGTTGTTCGCGGTGCGCCAGTCGATCGGCTGCCTGGTGTGCATGTGCTGGCGCAGGACGGGCTCGGTGATGTGGCGCAGCCGGACCTGGCGGACCTCGGCGTCGGTCTGCAGGATGGTGCGGGCCTCGTTGAACCACTGGTGGTGGGGGGTGACGATCTCCCAGTCGTCCTCCAGGTGCAGCCAGTAGGTCGCCTCGGACTCGTACGCCGCGCGGGCCAGGTGGCTGGTGGCGGGGCCGATCTTCCACAGGCCCCCACCGACCGGGGCGGCCCATGCGGGCTGGCGGTGGCCGGGCAGAACCTCCTCCAGGACCTCGTGTGTCGCCGAGTCGTCGCCGTTGACCAGGACGCGCACCTGGGCGGTCTCCAGCAGCCCGGGGGCGTTGATCCGCAGCGATGCGAGCTGGCGGCGCAGCAGCTCGGGCCTGCGGCCGGTGAGGATGGTGATCACCGTGTCCTCGGCCTCGAACTTGCCCATCCGGCCCGCGCTGACCTCGTAGGCGGCCGGGGTGCCCCGGAGCTGGCCCAGGCCGCGCCCGATGTTGAGCATGCGAGCCGACACGCCGGTGTAGTCGGCGGTCCAGTCGGCCACGGCCTGGGCCTCGGCGGGACGGTGGGCGTCGTCGAGCCAGACGCTCCAATGGCCGTCGGCCCGCAGGTATGGGTAGATCTCGTAGAAGGTCCGGCGGCGTCCGCCGCTGCCCTCCGGGGGCCCGTCGACCAGGGCGAAGTCGATGTCGTCCGGCAGGGGGGTCTGGTACCACGGGCCCTCGCTGTACTGGCCCAGCTCCGCGTGCCGCATGTCAACGTGGTCTCGGAGCCCTTCGTCCTGCAGCCAGGCCCCCGTGCGGTGGTAGTACCGGAGCTGGTGCTCCAGTGTCACGACGGTGGCTCCGGTGGCGCGAGCGTACCGTGCCAGCAGCAGGGTAGACAGACCGGAGCCGCACTCCAGAATCCGCTCCGGCATCTCACGCACCAGAAACGCGTCCAGCTCCGCCAGCGCGCCCCTGTGCATCGCCCAGTCGTCCAGGCGGGTGTTGCTGCTGTCGATCAGGTCCGTACCGAGTCGCATACTCATGACCCCTCCTGCATCATGCGGGCCAGCCGGTCCGCATCCCTTGTCACCTGCTCGTACTCGTTGGCGTAGCGGTAGCGCAGCAGCGCCCCGATCTGCTCGGGCTGGCGCAGGTCGCGCACCTCGTCCCACAGGTCGCGCAGCTCCGCCCGGACCGCGATCCGGTAGTCGGACCTGCCACCGGTCTTGCGGCTGGTGGTGAGCGACCCCCTGCGACGGTACCGCGTGTACATCGGCGCGGGAAGGACTGCATAGCGCCCGTACCACCAGGCGATGGTCGACAGCAGCGAATCGTACCCGACCCGGAAATGCGGGTTGGGGCCGCCGACCGTCCGCAGCCAGCTCGACCGCCATAGCCCGGCCATATGGCCGAAGTGGTGCATCTCGCGACCCTCGTTGGTCATCTTCGGGTGCTCGATCCCCCGCTTGCCGCGCAGGTCGACCACGTACTGGGAGGTGAGCACCGTATCGGCCTTGGACTTGGCCGCCTCGGCCAGGCACAGCTCCAGCCACCTCGGATGGGCGGCGTCGTCGGCGTCGTGCACGGTGAACCACTCGGTGTCGGTGGCGGCCAGCACCACCGCGTCGGTGTGGTACCGCCCCCGGTTGGTATCGGCGTCGAACCGCACCAGCCGGGGGTCGGTGATGTCCTTGAGGTGCGGCCAGGGCGACCGCTCCTTGTCGGCGTCGTTGGTGACCACGCAGATCAGGTCCTGGTGGGTCTGGCCCAGCACCGCCAGCACGGCGCGCCGGATGCCGAACGGGCACCCGTAGTAGGGGATCGAGACTGCGACAGTCATCGGCACTGCTCCTGGTGTGCGAGGTCGAGCCGGTACATGGCCTGGGCGCGCTGGCGCGGTCCGAGGTTGTCGGCCACCCGCGCGGGCTCGCTGCTGCCGGAGATGCCGTGGGTCAGGCAGGTAACCCGCACCACGGCCGACGGGTCGGTGCTGGCGTCGCGGAAGATGTCCCACTTGAGGGTGCACTTGGTGGCGTCGCACCGGCAGCCCCACTGACCGCTGCCCTGGGTCGGCATGCCGAGCAGCTCTTCCGCCTGGGCCACGGGCTGCCGGGGGGGCCACACCGGGTCGGGGAACAGCACCTTCATGACCCCGGTGGTGATCGTCTCCACCAGCTCCTCCGGGGGGCCCCACACGGGGGTGGTGTCTGCGGTGGTCGGCCCGCTGTACACGAAGTGGGTCAGGGTCTGGTGCGGCGGCGCGGGGTCGACCGGCAGCCCGATCATGACCGCGTCCGCGATTGCCGCCCGGATCTGCTCGTAGTTCACTGGGCCTCCTGGGGGTGGTTGAGGGCCGGGATCAGCTCGGTGTTGCCGGTGGTCCAGGCCATCGTGTCCTGCCGATACTTGGCCAGTACCCGACGCAGGTCCTGCTTGAAGCTGCGGATGGCGGCCAGCTCGTCGTCGGGCCAGGCGATCGACCACGCGGCGTTCTGCCAGGGCGCGTCGGGGGCGGAGAACCAGCGGCCATGGAGGGTGAACCGCACCCCCTCCTGGTAGAAGTCGACCCAGCCCTCGAACTCTTCGATCAGCTCGGCCCACTCGCGCTGGGTGAGCTTGTCGTCGCTGTTACCAATCGCTATGACGATCGCGGTGGCATTCACTGCTGCTCCTGTCCGGTGGGGCCGATCCGTACGCCGCTGAAGCCGCGCCCGGTGTCGTAGACGCGGGTGACGCTCTGGCTGTTGGCGTGCACCTGGACCGTGACCACCGGGTTGCTACTGGTGTTGTCGATCTTCAGCTCACGCACCTGGTGGGGCGTGAACCCGAGCGCCCGGACCAGTCCCTCGACCTGCTTCCAGGAGATGTGGTCCGGCATCTCCACCGGTGTCGGCGCGCCCATCAGCGGGACCTGCGGGGGGCCGGGGTGCGCGCCGGGGTGACGGCCTTCCTGCTTGGGCTGGCCGCCGGGCGGGGGGTGCCGTACCAGATGCCGTTGCAGTCCGGGTCGGGCACCGACTCGTACTTGTCACCCTCGTCGCAGTCGCCGTCCGGCTGCTCCTCGGTCTGCTCGCTCGCGGGCGGCCTCTGCCAGCTGTCCATCAGGCCGCCGGAGCAGACCGCCCCGGCCAGCAGGATCACGACCAGTGCCAAGGTCGCCCCGAGGACGATCTTTGCCGTGTTGCTCATGCCACTACCTCCAGTGTCGATGTCTGGGTCGGCCATTCGCCGCCGTGCCAGTCGCGGTGGCTCTCGCCGCCGTGGTCCGGCACCAGGCAGCAGGCGAAGGTCGAGTTGGCTCGCAGCTGCCTGCTGCCGGTGTCGCCGCAGCGCTCCTTGCTCTTGGGCCGCCCCCGGTGGGGGTTGTTCAGTACGGTGGCGTGGTCGCGGTAACGCCACGTCGGGGGGATCACGCGCCTGCAGGGGTCACCGGCCAGCACCCCGCAGGTGCCGCAGGTGCCGTATCGCGCCCACTTGCGCAACAGGGCCTTCGTGTGGCTTGCCATCGTTCCTCCGGTCTGGTCGGGGGTCGATCTTGCTACTTACTCTTGCGGGACCGCCGGACACCCTCCTGGGGGGCGGTCAGGGGCAACAGCGCCATCTCCTCGACAGCGTCCTCGATCCGCTCCTGCAGCACCAGCAGCCGCTCGTAGTCCAGCAGCGACAGCAACTCTCCGGCGGTGCCGACCAGGTCGGCCCGGTCGCCATTGATCACCAGCACCTGGGGGATGTCACCGTGTGGTAGCGGCTCGGGCCGGATGGTCGCATAGACGGCGCGGGCCACCCAGTCCCAGACGGTCTCCTGCTGTTCGGAGTAGCCGGGCTGGCCCTGCCCCCAGGAGGGGCCGAGCCTGCGTCCGACGACCGAGCCCGGGTCAAATACGGCCTGCCGCAGCTTGTCCTTGAGTGCGAAGTCGACCTCAGCCATCGGTCGGCTCCTGCATCCGGATGCCACCGGGGTGGGTCGACCACTCCTGCTGGCGGTTGAGGGCCTGGGCCAGGGCGGAGGCCCCGTCCAGCAGCGCGGCCTTGACCAGCGCCCCGGGGGGCAGCTCGTCGAGGTAGGCAGCGAGCTGGTCCAGCAGTGCCGACAGGCTCGCGCCGGTCTGTGGCGACATCAGCCCGATCAGGTCCATCTCGCTGTCGTTGAACCCGTCGAGGGTGCCGACGGTCTCGACCTGGTCCTCGTCGTCGGTCTCCTGGACCAGCACGGGGCCATGTAGGGGTAGCACGGCGACGCCCCAGTGCTGGGGCAGGTCCCCGACGTACCCGGCGACCCGGGCGGCGGCGGCGCGCAGCTCGTCCCCCAGGGGGGTGGGCCAGTCGCCGGGGGCGTGGGTCGCGGTCACCAGGACGCGCAGGTCGTTCACGTCCAGGTCGACCGGGGCGGCGTCGGTGTCGGCGTAGACCGTGGTGATCACGTCGCCGACGTTGCCGCCGGACATGGCGATGTCGCGCTGTCGGATGTACTCGGCCACCCGCGCGGCGGCTTCGCTGGTGATGCTCATTGGACACTCCCGGGGGCGTTGTACATGGCGGCTATTCCGGCGGTGCAGATGACGCTGGCGAGCAGGCTGGCCGTGGGCGCGGCGAATGGCTGGCGGTTTACTGCCGCCACCCACCCGACCACGACCAGCCCGATCCAGGCCACTCCCCAGGCGAGCAGGCCTACGCCAAACAGCGCCTGTCCGAGGGCCTGGGGGGTCACTTGATCTTGACCCAGATACCGCAGCCGCTGGCCTCGACGCCCTGGGCGGTCTTCGGGATCGTCATGATCTGGGGCAGACCGGGCTCCTGGTTGCCGTTGTCGATGATCGAGTCGAGCTTGCTGTCGAAGTTCCGCAGCACCGCGTAGTAGCAGTTCCAGGAGTCGGCGGGCACGATGGTGCGGTAGGTGCCGGGCTTGACTTCCTGGGGCACGCGCCACACGCCGTCCCCGAAGGTGACCAGGGTGCTGGCGGGGGTGGGCTTGGTGCTGGCGGCGGGCGAGCCCTGGGGGGCCACCACGGTGGTGGGGCCGGACGGCTGCGGGGTGGTGCCGTCGCCGTCGGGGGTGGTGCCGGTGCCGCAGGCCAGCAGGAATGCTGCTGCGGCTGCCGCGCAGGCCGCGCGGAGGACGTTGCGCTTGCTCACGTGTCCCTCTTCCGGGGTGTCGTGGGTGGATAACGAGCGGGTGCCGGGAGCAGTGTAGCAGCTCCCAGCACCCGTGTCTACTCGTGTGTCACAGCCCGGTCAGGCGCTTGAACTGACCCAGCTCCGTGCAGGTCTTGCGGTGGTCCAGACGCAGGGTGCGCAGCCCGAACGCGAGCTTCTTCGAGGGCACCAGGGCCCGCAGCTCCCCATCCCAGCGGACAGACAGCTGCAGGTTGCCCTCCGGCGACGCCTCGGCGTCCACCGGTATGCGCTTGACCTGCGAGTCCAGCGCCCAGATGATCTGCGCCCCGCAGTCGGCAGGGCACATCTCAAGCTTCCACGGCTCGGCCACGCAACGCCCCCTCGTTACCTTACCCGACCAGGTCTGAGCCACGGCGGCCCTCGTTCAACTGGACCATCTCCCCGACCGACAGGTAGCCCACCCGCATCAGGCTGGCACGTCGGACCATCAGCCGGTGCAGCACCCGGTCGATGGTCGCGCCGGGCAGCGCGTCCCACAGCGCGTTGACCAGTGCCTCGGCGTCGTCCTCGTACAGCTGTGGGCCGCACTCGCGCGGCAGCGGATCACCGATCCGGATCGTCACCGGCGGGACATGGTCGCCCCGCACCAGCCCCTCGCGCTGGTACAGCGACACCACCTGCTCATCCGATGGCATGGGCTTTGCTCCTCTCTAGGTATGCGATGAGCTGCCGCAGCCGCTCGGGGTCATCCTTAACATGTGCCAACGCGGTGTTGCACCCGTTGCAGAGCAGGCCGCGCACGCACTTACCACAGCTCTTCTTGCCCGGACAACACGAATGATCGTGATCAATGCCGAACTGTCCATGGCTGGCCTGGGGGTCAGACGACCCGCAGGCCGCACAGCGGCCATCCTGCGATGCCAGCAGCGCTCGATAACCCTCGGGCGTCATGCCGAACCGGCGGGTACGATAGACGAACCGCATCTCGGCATAGCGTTCGGGATTAGCCACCTTCCACGCTGCCATCTGTTGGCGGTGGGTCTCCCTAGAGCGGTGGGTGTCTCGGGACTTCTTACTGCGTGCCCGACAGCAGGGCTTACAAGCCGACTCATAGCCATCGGCGGTGTTCTTGCGATAGAACTCCTCCGGGGGCTTGATCAGCCCGCAAACGCTACACCGCTTCATCCGCTAGGCCGACCTCAACCAAAAACCCGCCACATGATGTGTGAGCGGCGACATCTGCTCGATCTCGGCGTCGCGCCCGAACCCGAGGCCACCCAGGTGCGCGGCCGACCAGGCGATCGCACGCAGCGGGCCGCCCTCATCGGGGATGCGGTTACCGCCCCGGGCCTGCAGCTCCCGGGTCGGCGCGAGATCGAAGATCCCGTCCTCGACCACCAGGTACGAGCCCGGCGACACCAGCGGGGCCCACATCTGGATCTCGGCAGCCACGTGGGAGAACCGGTGCTCCGCATCCAGTGACACCAGCACCCGGGGGCTGCCCAGGTGCCCCAGCAGCTCGCGCACGTGCTCGACCACCCAGGCGTCGCGGCTGTCGGACTCCAGCCAGGTAACGCAGCTGGAGACCTTCCGGGCGCGCTTCTTGGAGTTGCTACCGTCGATGTCCACGGTAATCACGTCGACACCCTGGTCCTCGAACCACAGGGCCGATCCGCCCCACTTCGTGCCGGTCTCGACCACCACGTCGACCCGCCCCACGGCCAGCATGGCCGAGTAGCGGTCCAGGTCGTCGGCCAGCTTCCAGGTGGTGACCCCCCTGGTGGTGGTGGCGTACCGGCCATCGTCGAGGGTCGCCAGCGAGCCGGGCACGTCGGTCCAGATCGGGAAGCCCCAGTCGTTGGGCAGGTCCGGCGTCACTCGGCCACCGCCAGCGCCCGCTCGCCCGCCCGGTACTCCTTCTTCGCGACCCGGGCCTTCTGGCGGGGGGTCAGCGCCTGGGCCCCGGTCTGCCTGCGGTAGCGGTCGGCGCGCTGCTGCGCGGTCAGGCCGGGGGCGGGCTTCTGTGCCCGCTCGTGGGCCTTCCGGCGCGCCTTGCCGATCTTCTTGAACTGCATCAGCTTGTTGTAGGTGTCGATGAATGACACGGTGTTGTTGCGGGTCCCGTTCACGCGGGGTCCTCCTGGGGGGTCGGGGGGGTGCAGCGGCAGTCTACCGCGTGCACCTGGAACACGGCCGGGGTGAGCCCGTCGCGGGGCTCTCCGGCGGCCTCCTGGGCCTCTGCCTGGCTGCCCCAGTACCACGGGCTGCGGTATTGCCCGAGGGTGTAGGTCCAGTGGCAGTGGGGGGCGTCGAAACGCATCAGCTACTCCGTGCGGGCTGGGGGGTGGGGGCGGGGTGGGCCTCCCAGCAGTCCACCCCGCCGTGGTAGTAAATCACGCACCGGTAGGCGCGACCATCCAGCTCGACCAGGTGGGCCGTCAGCCCGTCGGGCAGGCTGGCGGCGGGGCTGGGCACCGGGTCCAGCACCCCATCGGTCGGGTCGGTCACCATCGCACGGACGGAGAGCACGACCAGGCCGACCAGGGCGGCGGCAGCGCACGCCAGAGCGATGCGGTTGCGTGTCAGACGTGTCATGGCGTGTCTGTACCCGGGGGTGCGATGAAGAAACCCCCCGAGTCCAGCTCGATCCCGTAGGGCACGATGACGTGGCCGCCGGGGGCGTCCTTGAGCAGCCCGAGCTGGCGGCACATCGAGATGGCCTTGCCCACGGCGTCGACCGAGCTGTCCTCAGGCACCGGAACGTAGACGGGGGCCAGCCCAGGCAGGGCTGCCAGCGGCAGCGCCTGGTCGATCATGTCGCCCCATGAGCGGGGGACCTCGACCTGGGGCGGCTCGTCGCGCACCTGGCCCATGTCGATCTTCGGCCACTCCCAGCCGTACAGCACCTGCCACAGGTCGGGGTCGACCCCCTCGAACCGGACGGTGCTCTCGACCCACCTAAGCTCGGGGCCGCCCGGGTCGGGCCGGTCGAGCTTGATCCCAACGGCGGCCCAGTCGCTGACCTCGACCGGCTCGCCGATCGGCAGCCCGTGCTCGTCGAGCCTGGTCATCCGGATGCCGGGGGCGTGGATGGTCTGCTCGTAGCGGACCCGCTCGACCCCCTGGATGGCCGACCCGTTGGGGAACACGTCGGTGAACTGCGGGCAGGGGATCGGGGTGCAGGCCTTCTCGGCGGCGGGCGGGGTGTCCTCGGCGGCGCGCAGTTCGGCCACCAACGCCTCGACCTCCTCCGGTGTGGCAAAAGGGGGCCCGCCGGTCAGCGGCTCTCCGGCCAGCTCACCGATGTGGTCCCAGGCGGTCCCATCGGCCCAGGCGATCGCAGCGGCGCGCCACGGCTCGGGCATCCGGCGAAAGCTGGCCAGGATCAACCTGCACAGGTCGGCTGTCTGCTCCGACACGCCCAGCTCGTCGAGGTAGGCGTGGTGATAGGCCCCCCCGATCCAGATCCCCCTATTGGGCTTGCACAGGTAGGTCTCGATCTGGCGGCCTTCCGCGTGGCCGAAGAAGCTGCTGTCGTGCACGTGCTCGTCGCCGGTGTTGCCGTCGATGACGATCACGTGCAGGGGGCCGCCGTTGCCGCCCTCCGGGGAGGCCAGCAGGCGCTTGATCAGCTCGGCGGTCGCCAGTACCTCAGGGTAGTTGACGACGGGCATGCCGTTGTCGCTCCAGCTCATTCGTACATCTCCTCGTCGGGCAGCTTGTAGGCCCCGGCGGGTACCGGGACCACGACCTCGACGCGCAGCAGGATGCCGATGTCGGAGGGCCAGTAGTTGTGGTCGGTCTCCACATCGTCGGGGCCGACGAACCGGTCGATCCCGTAGGTGTCGCCGGGGTTGGCCAGCAGCTGCGCCAGCTGTTCGGGGCGCAGCCAGCTCACAGGGTTGCCGTCTTCGCTGGCGCGCAGCAGCATCCAGCGCTCATTCGTCGTCAACGTCTTCTCCGTTCCTCTTCCTGGCGGCCGGAGTCACCGGCCACCTGCGGATAGGGTAGGCACGCCCAGAGGGCCGGGCGGGGTACTCCCGGGGGCGCGGCGGCTGCCAGGGGGTGTCATGCGGATGACGCGTCACCGGCCACCTCCAGCGGGGGCAGCAGACCGTGGGCCCGGTCGGCCTCCGGGGTGCAGGTGTGGCAGTATCCCGCGCCGCCGCAGGTCGCGCCCGCCGGGGTGCCGTCGTACATCGCGGGCGAGGGGTCGTCAAAGTTCAGCCCGGGGTGGTGCAGGCAGCACAGCCAGCCGTGGGTCGTGCGGATGTGGGTGTCGGACT